GGTATATTCGCAGCTCGAAAATTTTCTAGGCACAAATACTAGCTGACTTAACAACTAAACAAGATCGCTTACTATGGAGACGTATGCACTTAACAAATAGACTGAATGTTCATTACTTTTTCAGACTTAGCACAACTGAAAGGCGTTACTAGATCAGCGGTTTCACAGAGAAGACAGACAGGAATTTTAGACGCTGCAATTGTTAAGGTAGGGGCAAGGGAAAAGCTTAACAAAGAGCTTGCTTTAGAGTTATGGGATAAAAATAGTGTTTCTTTTACGCCTGAAATCAAAGAATCTATAAAGAATGTTGGTAGCAATGAAGAGCTGCCAAGTTTTAACGAGTCAAGGGCAAAGCGTGAGGCGATGATGGCAAGACTGGCAGAAATAGAGGTTGAGGAAAAGGAAAAAGTCTTAGTTCCTAGTGAAGATGTAAAGAAATCGTGGGTTCAATTGGTGACGATTGCAAAAACAAAGGTGTTAGGGATACCGACAAAGGCAAAACAAAGGATTCCTGATCTAGATAAAGGGGCTATGGCGTTATTAGATGAAATTGTGCGTGAAACCCTAGAAGATTTAGCAGTTGAAAATGTAGAGGCGGCATGAATAGCGCGACTGACATATTAAAAGATGCATTATTAGCATTTAAACCACCTGAGAAATTAACGCTTAGTCAATGGGCTTCTAAATTTGCTCGATTGTCGTTAGAAAGTTCTAGTGAGGGTGGACGTTGGAAAAGTATCCCGTATCAAGTCGGAATGATGGACGCAATGACTGATCCAGATATTGAACAGGTGACGGTAATGAAAAGCGCGAGGGTTGGCTATACAAAGATGCTTAACCATTTAATTGGGTATCACGTTCACCAAGACCCTTGTAACATCATGATCGTGCAGCCAACCTTAGATGATTGCAACGGTTACTCAAAGGAAGAAATAGCGGTAATGATAAGGGACACCCCTTGTTTAAGAGGTTTAATTAGTGAAGCGAAGGCAAAGGATGGGACTAATACGTTATTAAGTAAACAATTTCCCGGCGGTACTCTTGGTTTGGTTGGTGCAAATTCACCAAGAGGATTTAGACGAGTTAGTAGAAGAGTAGTTTTATTTGATGAGGTAGACGGCTACCCCAGTTCTGCGGGTTCTGAAGGCGACCCAATCAAATTAGGAATTAAGAGAACTGACTTTTACTGGAATAGGAAAATCGTGGCAGGCAGTACGCCAACTGATAAAGATTTTTCAGCCGTTGAAAAATTATGGGACCACTCAGACAAACGTTTTTACTTCTGCCCCTGTCCTGATTGTGGACATAAACAAGTTTTAAAGTTTGAAAATTTTAGATGGACTGACGACGACCCAGAAACCACCCGTTACGCTTGCGAATCTTGCGGCGTGTTAATTCCTCATGAAAAGAAAAGATGGATGGTAGAACGCGGGGAATGGAGGAAAACAGCGGAGGGTAATGGTCGTCATGCAGGGTTTCATATATGGGCTGCTTATAGTTATTCACCTAATGCGAGCTGGCCGAAACTTATTGAGGAATGGTTATCTTGTCAGGGTGATATTGAACAAGTAAAGACATATAAAAATACTGTTCAAGGTGAATTGTTTAGTGATGAGTTTGAAAGAAAAGTAGGAGCTAGTTCGTTAATGCAAAGGGCAGCGAAAGAGACATATAAAAAAGGGATTCCACCCAAGGAGGTTTTATTTCTAGTTTGTGGAATTGACACTCAGGATGATCGGTTAAGTTTGTCTGTTTGGGGAGTAGGTAGACCAAAAGAATCAGATAGTCATAACAGGCCGGAACAATTGTATTTAATTGATCGAATAGTTTTATATGGGAATCCGGGGCGCATGGACGTATGGAATCAGTTAGATGATGTTTTGATGAATGCTTATAAGAATGAAGATGGGATTGAATTGAAGATACAAGCGGCGGCGATAGATAGTGGAGGGCATTTCACCGCCGAGGTCTACAGTTGGGCAAGAGATCGGGTTGCTTTGGGCGTGATGCCTATTAAGGGTGTGGATCGTTTAAAAGGTGATGTGATGTTAGGTAAACCAACGAAAGTTGAAACAGGTGCAAGGGGTCGGGTGTTAAAAAATAGTGTTCGTTTATATAGCCTTGGTGTTAATAAAATCAAAACTTATTTACATAGACGATTAAGGGACGCGGAGCCGGGGGATGGCTATATACATCTATATCCAACGATTACAGAAGATTACCTTGAAGAATTAACAGCAGAAAAAGAGGTAAGGAAATATAAAGCGGGTCGAATCCATGAAAGGGTATGGGTTAAAAAGTCAGGGGCAAGAAACGAGGCATGGGATGAGCTTATTTATGCTTATTCTTGCGTATTAAAGATCTATCAAACCCATAATCGGCGTTCAATGTGGGATAACTACGCTAAAAAGCTCTTAAATCCAACTAATTCAAGTGACAAAAAGACGCTAAACTCTAAACATGCTTCGTCTACGCAGGCGAATTTTGTTAATCAATGGTGAGGTGACTAGTGTGGACTTCTGATTTTCCTAGCGTCATTACAGCAAATACGACTGTTAAATGGCGTGATGGATCTGCAACGGTTCCCTTTAATACGACGGCAACCGAGGGTGATGGTTGGGCGTTAACTTATTACTTGAGAACTAATACGGCTTCTGAAGGCGCAACCGTTACGGGTTCAACTTGGAATGGTTCAGGTTGGGAGTTTACGATTGCTTCTAGTGTCACGACTAACTTTGACGCGGGTGAGTGGTTTTGGACTGCGATAGTTAGTAAAGGAAGTGAAAGCTTTCAACTTGCTAGAGGTGAGTTCACTGTTAAACAAGCTCTTGCATATGCAGGTGGATCACCCGCTGCAATCGATGACAGAACACAAAATGAAATTGATCTCGATAATGTAACCGCCGCAATAAGAGCGATTATTAGTGACAAGGCTGCAAGTTATACAATCGGCAATCGGACGTTTACAAGATTGAATCTTAATGATTTAAGAATGA